CTTATAAATAATGCTTTTGTATTATCTACAGCTTTTCTTGTTGGTTTATATCTTTGAAAAAAACCAGACTCAGCATCTTCAAATATTTCAAATGTATTACCTATATAGTTTTTAACTCTGTTACCCATAATCTTTCTTAAATCTTTTGTAACTCCTGTAGGTAAATCTACTTTTCCTCCAGGGCCTGCTGCAGTTATTTCTAACAAATCATTAAATTCTCTTCTTGTTTTTTCTAAAATAGATATAATTTTATTACCAACAACAACTCCCTCTTCTTTTCCCATTTTTTTATTAACTGTAGTCAAAACTTGTTTTGTTAAATTAGCATCTAAAGGCTTTGTTAGATCACCTTCAAATAAAGTATCATCTAAAACTTTTAAAAATTTTTTTCTTTCTTCAACAGCAGATGCGTTAAAAAATTTTCTAAACTCCGGAAATACTTTATCAACTTGAGTGTCTATTCTAGATACCATCTCTTCGGAGAAATTAGTATCTCTCATGCCTCTAGCTTTCTGTGTTTGTTTTGCTGTAGCAATTTCTTCAGGTTTAGTACCTCTAAATCTAAACACACTTCCTAATTTATCCAATCCTTTTTCTATTTTGGAACTACTATAAGCTAATTCTTTTCCTCTTTTAGCTAATGCTTTAGCACCCGCTCCAACGCCATATACAAATGGAGTAAGTAGTATTGACTCTGAACCAAATTTAATTCTGTTCATAAGTTTTCTTGAAGCATCTTCCGAAGGATCTTCAGTTATTTCTCTATCTAATTCTGTTGGACCTGCTTCAAACAAATCTCCAAACGTTCCTATCTTTTCTACATCAGCTACTAATGTTTCTCCAGCTGCGCCACCTGCAACCACTGCTGCAAATCTTTGTTTTCCAGATAAATCATTTAATTGTTTTGCCTTGGCCGTACCTTTTTTAACATTCTTACTTTTAAAATTTAAATACTTACCGGCTCTTTTTGCTTTTAAAGCCTTAGCTGCCATAGTTGCTGCTTTTGCACCTGCACCACCTGGTACAGCTATTTGAACAAAAGCTTCTGTTAATCTACCTACAGCTCTTTGTTCTGCAATTTCTTCAAAAGGATTTAAGTCATCAAAAAATTGTTCAACAGATGCTGCTGTATCTGTGTCTACACCTAAATCAATTAACTCTGCACCTAATGATACAACACCTTCACCTACTTTAATAACACCAGATGCTAAACCTGCTGCAAAAGCAGTCGCACCACTAACTTCATTATTATCTTCTGCGTCTGGTAATTCAATATCAGTTTCATCAATACCAGCTTTAACTAAGTCTTGTTTGTTTATTTCTGTAATTTTTTTTTGTTTTTTTCTTCTCTCCTCTTCTTCAGGAGTTAAAGGTTGAAATCTCGGATCGTCTAGGCTTAGAGTAGCCATAGGTTAGTTCTCGTCTATTTCAAATGTTAAAGGATTTAGAATGTAAGTATTACCTGTATTATCAAATACTAAAAATTCTTGGGAAATTGGATCATATATAATTTCTCCAGGTTTACCTTCATAAGGTGATTCTACTATATTTCCTTTAGTATCACGAGTATATGGTTTAAATCCTTTAAATTTTGATTGTATTTCAGGAGAAGCTTCTCTTGTAAATCTAATATAATTTTGTGCAGTTAAAGTTGGATTTTGTTTTACCGCAGGATTTTTACTTTGCATAAAAGCTTCAGCACGTTTTGTGACAACGTTTTCAAAAGCTGGTCTTACTTGATCTGTTCTAAATTCAGATACTCCTGGATTATCTTTTTTAAACTGAAGTTCTTTTATTTTATTTTCACCTTTTTGAATTTCAACTTCAAGTTTGTTTGCTCTATCAGAACCTTTTTGTTCTGCATCAAATTTTCTTTTTAAATCGGCAAGATCAGCTTTAGCTTTTAGTTCTTGATCTAATAAACTTTGTTTGTTTGTTTGATCTTCTGTTCTTATTTTGTCTTCTCTTGCAATAGCTGCTTGTCTTTCTTCTTCATCAATATCATAACCTAGTTTAGCAAGCTCCATATCTCTTTTGCCTGTTCTTTGACCTTCTATATCAGAAAATAATGTATTTAATTTTTCACCTCCAAATGCTAAACCTAAATTACCTAAAGTACTTCCACCTCTGTTTTCAGAAAAACCTTGTAGTGCACCTTGAATTAAATACTTACCAAGTGGATCAATTGTTGGTTGTGCATATTTTTCATATATCTCTTTATATCTATCTCCAGCAGACGAGCTTTCTGTTCCAATAGAATAATTTTTTCTATCTTCAATACCAGACATAATACCATTCATATTGGTAGATCCACCTCTAAACATTGGTCTTCTAAATACTCTGCTCATTATGCTGTCTTAACTGGGTTTAATGTTCTGTAAATTCCTGCTAATCCTGATCCCGCACTAATTAAAGATTGTAGACCACTTGGATTAGGTGTTATGTCTTGTGTAGTTTTACCAGGATAACCTGCAATTAATTGTGTTACACCTGAACCATATTGCTGTGCTGCAGTTAATGGTTGATTTAATTTTTGTATATTTAATTGTTGTTGTGCATTTAATTCATTTTGTCTTTGAGCTTGAACTGTACCACCCATTGTTGTTAAAGCTGCAATGTCTTGACCCTGTAATGCAGGAACTCTTTGAGCTAAATTCATTTGGTTAGCAAATTGATTTTGTGCTAATTCATTAGCTTGAGTAAATCCTTGACCCAATAATTGTGCTTGTAAAGCTGCTCTATTTCTATCAGAATTTGACATATACTCTGCTTGTGCAACACCTTCTCTTGATCCACCAAAAGCACCAGAAGCTATTGCTGAATCTGCAATGGCACCTAAGCCTTTTCCTGCTTGTTGATCATATTCTTGTAATGTAGCATCAATAACATCTCTTTGATAAGGAGACATAAATTGTTGATAGCCTGTAGGACCTGTAGCTGCACCTGCAGCTTGAATATAAGGTTCATATGAACCGAGACCTGATTGTAAATTTTTAATAGCTTGTTGCTGTAATGGATCCATTCCAGCAATATTTTGTGGACCATAAACTTTAGAAAGGTCTGCGCCTTTAAATTGTCCAACTGCTGATGATAAATCACTTAAAAATGTTTTACCACCTGCTTCTATAAACTCTGCGGGTAATACTCTTGATTCAGTAACTGCCATTATACTGTTCCTCCGTTTTCTAATTTTTTCATAGTGTCATACATAATCTGAGCACCTTTATTTACACTACCACCACCTGCTGCTCTTACAGCATCAGCAGTAAATACGAATTCGTTGTTTGATAACATTGCAGGAATGTCATCTGCTTTTTCTTTTACACCAACTGGAGGAATAAATCCACCTGTTTCTCTTAAATCTAGCTCTTTTACACCCTTAGGATTGATATTAATATCTAGTCCTTCAATCCCTGAAGCCTGTTCCACTAAATCATCAGACCCATAAGCACGGTTTATTCTACCACCATAAGCCATTCCTGATATACCTTCAGGTCCTATTTTTCTTATAGGTACTGGTCTCATATTTCTTTCATTTTCTGGCATTCCTTCTCTTATTTTTAAAAGTTTTTCCATTACACTTTGTTGAATTTTTTTATATGTAGCTGCATTATTTCTATTTATTATTTCTCGACGTTTTCTTTCTTCAGGTGTCATATTTTTTAATATTTTTTCTAAAGGATCTGGCATTTTAATAGGCATAAGTAAAGGAGGAGATGAGGGTATAATTTTTCCATCTTTGTCACGTTTAATTTTATTAGGTCCTTTTAAAGGAGGAGGGGGTGGTATAATTTTTCCATCTTTGTCACGTTTAATTTTATTAGGTCCTAAAGATTTAGGTAAATCTCTTGAAAGTTCAGCTAACACATTTAAAGGTTCCATACCCTCTGCATAACCCATTCTACCACCATAGGCCATTTTAGGTTTCATATATCTCATAACTTCTTCAAGTGTATATCCAGTGTTTTTTAGATCTTTTTTAAAATCATTCATTAAAAATATTTTTGTATCTCTATCTACTCCTTTAGCAGATTCTTGATATGTTGTTAATTTTCTAGCTAAACTTTTTGCAATTTGATCAGAAGTTGTAGTATCTTTCATCATAGAATCAGAAGGTTTAACAATTTCTTGTTTAGTTGTACCATCTTGATAATTAACTCTACCACCCATGGCATAACCACCTTGACCAGAAGTATATTCAGACGTATCTCTTGCTACGTTTTCTGCTATTTGATCTGCAGAGTATCCTAAATTTTTATAGTAAGAAGCTAAATATTGTCTTAATGCTCCAACATTTCTTTGTGATTCCATTTGAACTTCTTCAGGCGCACCTGCTAAAGCTGCTAAACCTAAACTACCTGCTCCCATTAATTTTTGTGCACCACTTAAACCTGTATATAAATTTTTAACTTTACCAAACATGCTTCCTAAACCTGCACCACCACCACTAAATAAAGAACCCATTTTAGCACCAAATCCACCTAGTCCAGATAAAGGACCTAATCCCATAAGACCTGCTCCAGTAAAACCTAAAATAGCAGCTTTACCTATAGGTGACTTGACTACTTTTTTTACAGTTTTACCAATAGACTTTACCAGACTTCCTAGTCCGTACATTTGTCTTGGCATTTGTGATCTTGAGATTGGCATAGTTTATTCCTTATCTGATCCAGCGCCGAGTACCGGCATTGCAGCTACTTTTATTTTTAAAGAACGCATAACATCTTCTTTTTGAGTAGCAGTTGATGGGTTTGCAATATCATCTTCAGCTTCTTTATCTGAATTATATTCTACATTAGTTTTAGTATTTCGCAATACTACTTCTGTTTCACACTTAACGACTGGTACTTTTTTACCATTTATCTCTGTGTATGTTACTTCACCTTCTTCTTTAAACGCCATATTTTTCTCCTTAATCCCTGTTAATTTCCAATATTGATGCTACGACATGTAATTCATTAGCATCAGATGCAGTGACTTTTAATATTTCACTTTCTAATAATACTAATGGTTCAGATAACAATTGTACAGCAGTATTAGAAGCTATTGATTTTACATTAAATAGATTAAATACAGCACTTGCAGCATTAGTTAATGTCGCTGTTATCGTTGCTGCACTTCCAGCATCATTTGATACTAATAAAGATTTTATAATAGCTCTAGAATTACTAGGTGCTGTGTATAATGTAGTAGCATTTGTTGTAGTTAAATCTACTTTTGCATTTGTATATATGTTAGCCATTAAACCAAGCAAACCTTTCTTGTTCTTGTTTTTGTTCGTTTAAAAATGTAGAATTTAATTGTTCTACTACTAAAGCAATCGCTCTATTAATTTGTTTTTGGTTAGAAAAGTCGTACTCTTCTTTAGGCTCAGGTAACCTAACTACTACTTTAGCCATGTTTTCCTACAATATAACAAAGTGGTAAAAGTATTTTTCTATATATTCTACCTAGTAAATGAATCTTACCTCTTGTTGCTTGTCTCATATCTATAGTGCTATGAACTGCAATGTGTTCTAATATTTTTTTAACTACTTTATTTGTTTTAGCAATTTTAACTAATGGTAAAAATAATTTGTGATAACCTTTTTGATATTCAGGTGAAAGGTCTTTGTGAAATTTCATCCATATTTTATTTCTAAAAGATCCAAAGCCGTAAGATTGGTTCATCATAGTACAAACTATTTTTCTATTTCCACCTTCATCTGCACCTTCTCGTGCATTTGGATTTGAGGGTGCTGGACTATCAAAAATACTTCCTGTAGGAGAAGCTTTGCTATCATCACCGGCCATATAACTATCATCACTATAATCATCAAAACCATCATTAGCAAAACCATCATTAGCATCAGCACCAAAATCTTGACCACCAGCAAAACCATCATTAGCATCAGCACCTAAACCTTGACTACCACCTATGCCAGTTCCCAATGAACCAAAACCAGGGCCGTCAGCAGTAACTTCACCTAAACCCATGCCACCTATACCAGTTCCCATTGTACCATAGCCAGGTCCGTCAGCAGTAATTTCACCTCCACCTAAATCTTGACCACCACCATAACCAGTAGTTCCCATTGTACCATAACCAGGTCCGTCAGCAGTAATTTCACCATCACCACCTGTAAATTCAAAACCACCTTCTGCTGAATGATATCCTCCAGGATAAGTTCCACCCGCATCTTCAAGAGTTGCTCCTCCTCCTATAAAAGTTCCATCACCTCCACCTAAACTTACAATACCACCGCCGCCATCACCACTAGGTGGTATGTAAATAATAGGTTTTTTAGTTTCTTCTTCTTTTTCTTCTTTTTCTTCAGGTGTATCTGATGAAGTATCAGGATAATTAAAGTTAGTAAAAGGTTGTGCTAAATATTCTTTTACTAATTGTGCTAAAGTTTTTGCCATTATCTTCTTCCATCCGGTTGTATGTCAATTTTTAATGTACCAAAACGCCAAGATTCACTAACATCTGTATTTTCTATCTTAATGTTAACAAACCTGCCTCTGGCTCTTGTATCCTTTTTATCAGTACTTGAGTTAATTGTAAAGGGACTTAAACTTGTTGTCGTATCTGATTGTTGAGGATATCTTTTAACAGCTAATGTTACCTTAGCATTTCCTTGTAAATCTTTAAAATCAGGTACAAATCTTCTCATAGCTAAAAATACTTCTCCAGATATACTAGGGCCTGTTGATTTACCTTGTGCATTTTGTTGTCTTGACTGTATATCAAAATCGTATGATTTTACAAATGAGGTAACTGTTGTTGTACTACCATCTGCATTAACTTGATCAGTTCCTATTTCATGTTCAAATAATGTTGTTTGACCTAATCCATCTTCACCAATAATTTCAGGAAAACTACCTGAAGCTGACGCATTAAATTTAGTTGCAAAAGGTTTTGGATATACAGTTGAATCTATCCAAGATGTTCTAGCTTCTGTTCCAATATACCAAACACCACCTTTCATTGCTTCACCATAATTAAATACTACATATTGATCATTATATGCAGAATTAGTTGATGGATAGTACCAAACAACTTCTGTAAATTGATTATTTAAACCTGCACATATTTGTTGACCTTTAGTTGTATCTGCTTGATCGTAAACATAATCTTCAACAGAACAGGGTAATGATTTAACTGTACCATCAAACATAAAGAAACCATTTGGACTCATCCAAAAAGCAGCACCATCTATTTCAACAGCTGCATTTTTACCAATTAATCCACAGTTAGTACCAACTTGTTCAAACCCAAATGTAAAAGGTGAACCAATAAATTTCATAGTATACAATGCATTATCTGTCCAAACTAAAATAGATTCTTTAGCTTTTAAAGCTCCTATAATTTTTGTACCATCTTGCAATCTTTGTGATCCAGCTGAGTTAATAGCTGTCGGTGTATAATCATTAATGTTTTCTTGATCAGAAAATCTTATAAACATATTGTCTTGTGTTGCGGTATTACCAATTGTAGTTTCTGTACCTAAATGAATTAAGTGACGTGTTGTTGGAGATACTAATGTAACTCTTGTTGCTGTTGGGTTAGCTGATGTAGAAAAACCAGAAGTAGTTGTAGATGCTCTAGTTGTTAATCTTGCAGCGTCTCCAGCATTCCATGTAAATGTTTTACCATTAGCAATAGTTGCAACTAACACTTGACCAAAATTACTTAAACTCCAGAGGCCTGGTTCAAGACTCACTTCTGATGCAGAAGAGGCTTCACCCCAGTCAACAAAGTCTGCAGCGTTAGTTACAGTTGCACCACTTGAGTGTGCAGCTCTTGTTGAACCATCTACAGCTCTTGTAATACCTGTTAGATTATTTGTTGATATACCTGTATAAGAAATTAATTCTGTACCAATTTGTACTCTACCTGCTGTAGGAAAACCTGTAGCAGAAGTTAGAGCTATGTTAGATCCTGAGGTACCACTAGTATTATCTGCTAGTGTTCCATTTAATGTATTTTGTAAAGCTCCTGAAACTATACCATCCCATTCTGATATACCCCAACCATAACCATATGATTGTGCAGCAGGGCCGACAGGTTCATACGGAATAACAGAACATGCACCGCCCCCAGCAGCACCAGTTGTAGTTTGTGTTCCAGTAACAATTGCAATTAAAGATGATGTGACTTTTGTAACTTGAAATAGTTTATCTTCAAATGCAGCATCAGTTAAACCAATACCACTTGGTACTGTTACATTATCTAATAAAATTATATCACCTGATTGTAAGTTATGTGCTGAAGAAAATGTTAACGAAACTTCTTTAGTTGCATCTTGAGCAGACATTACAACACTTGAAATTGTAGATTTTACAGGAGTAACATCATATAGTTGTCCTTCAAAATATATAAGTAAAAATTTATCAGTACCAATAGCTACGTATCTATTGCCTTCTAGATCTACAAAAGCAAATTCTTTTCTTGCAACACTAACAATAGTGTCTGTGACTAATGATGACCAACCGCCTACTTTTTCAGGTAAACCATATCTAAATCTTGTATTATCACAATCAACCCATCTGTTTTCTGCACCAGATTCAGTGTCTTGTTTATCAATTCCTGGTAAGACTTTAAAATCGATTAGAGCCATAATTTATGCTCCTATATGTTGTCTTTATAGATCCAGCCTCTTGTAGAGTTTACATATACCAAAGTAAATGCAGCTCCATTTGTGGACACTGTTAAATTAGAGGCAGCGCCTAAAATAGGTTGACTATTTCTACCGATAGTTAAATTGTTAGATCCAAAACCATTTCCACTATCTATAAAAGTTACTTCATTTCCTATTGCAGGTGAAGCTGGTAATGTTATTGTAACCGGAGCATTCAAGCCTCCACCAGTTCCTGTTGTGTTAATTAATAATTGATCACCATTAACTGCTGTGTAAGCTGAGGGTATTGTATAATAACCCTTTGTTATTGGACCAGAACTTATGTTAGTTCCGTCTGAATATAAAACTATTTTAGCACCTATTGGTATTGCAACACCTGTTCCTGAAACTGTTTTAACTGTTAATGTATAATTAGATGAAGATCTAGCTGTTGCATCTTCTACTATAAAAACTCTTTCTGCAGAGTCTGGCATAGTAACTGTTCTGTTAGCTGTTAGTGTTCCTGTAAATTTGTAGTATAAATTTTTACCATTCGATACTGCAAATGTTGAAAGAGATAATGCTAAATCTGAAGCCGCTATACTTTGAGTAAGATAACCCGATGCTGCTTGTTCTAAAATTTGTAGGTTTGTATTAGTAATTGTACCCCAGGTACCTGCTTTTTCACCTGTAGTTATTAGTTCTAATTTTAAATCACTTGATGTACTTGATGCCATAATTCTCCTTATGCGTCAGGGTCAACCGGGACCCAAACTTGATTAACCCCTGGGGGTATTGGATTCCATGTTATAACACTTACAGGGTTAGTTGCAAGACTAAATTGTACTCCTGTTGGTACTATTAGTTGATTAGGAATAGGTGCTATATTACCTATAGCTATGTTTAGTTGATTACCTGATACAATAACTACAGGACTAATAGTGCTACTTCCAATGTCTGAAAAAGTTGTTTGTGCAAATGTTGTAGTTCCAAAAAACATAATTTATCCTTACGGTGTTGTAACGTCTGCCCAAGTTTGATTTACATTAGGATCAATAGGATTCCATAATCTAATGTTTGGTTGAGTAGTACCTATAGCAAAACCGTTTCCTGTTACAGATATACCTGCTTTTGCAACAATTGTCACTGATCCAGTTGCTAGGTTATATCTATTACCTGTTATAATAGCTGTTGCATTTGCTTTAGCTGTTGCATTACCAATTGCAAGATTAACTCTACTACCTGTAACTGAGAAGTTTGCAGCTGCTGCAATTGTAACTGTACCTGTTCCAATATTTAATTGATTACCATTTGGTAAAATAACTGCTTTACCAGTTACGGTGACATTACCTATTGCTGTATTTAATCTGTTTCCTGTTACTTGAGCCGTGGCCCCTGCTTTGGCATTTACTGTACCTGTTGCAATATTTAATTGATTACCTGTTGCTGCAACAAGTGCATTTGCAACTACAGTTGGACTACCTGTAGAAAAATTAAATTGATTGCCTGTAACTGAGAATACCGCACCTGCTGCAACGGTTACATTACCTATTGTTGTATTAAGTCTACTACCAGTTGGAACAACCGTTCCACTAATAGAAAATGTAACTGAACCTGTACCTAAATTATATTGATTACCTGTGACCGGTGCATTGGCACCTTGTTTAACAGTAACTGTTCCTGTAGATAGATTATATCTATTACCATTTGGTAAGACTAATGAATTACCAACTACAACTACATTACCAATAGATAGATTAACTCTTGAACCGGTTACAGCTACATTAGCATTACCTGATCCAATATCTGCAAATGTTGATTGGGAAAAGGTAGTTGCACCGAAGAACATGGCAGCTTACCTACCTATAATGTTTCTTGTTCAGCTTCTAATTTAGCTTCTTGTTCAGCTTTAAAAGTTGCATAAGCATCTTTAACATCTTGTGTCCAAACTGCGTTACATACTGCCTGTACTTCATCATGTTCATCAGTAATTATTGCGTCTGGCATTAAAGAATGTCTATGATACTTTCTTGATAATTCTTCAGCATCTTCCATAATTACAGTATCGGTTCTTACTTGAACTGATTTGTATTTTCCGACCACTTCGATTTTACCAATCTGTGTCTCTTTAGTTATTGCCATTGTTTGTCTCCATTGTTGTTGTTAATATTAAGCTGTAGCATAAGCTCCTCCAAAATAAAGTTGAGCTGAACTTGATACTTGACCAGCACCAGTAGTACCATTATCTCTTGCACAATTTATTTCTCCAGCACTATCATTTTGTAAAACTGCAAAATATGCGTATGTTCCACTATTTGTTAAGTCAGTATTATAAACAGCTAAGTTCATAAAAGATTTTCCAGATTGTTGAGCTGTATTTCCTGATGTAAAAGGTAAAGTTATTTTTGTTGTACCACCAGACCAAGAACCACTTATACTGCTAACTACAAGAGAGCCAGAAATAAAACATATTTTTCCTACTTTTTTATAAGCCAATGTATTATAAGATGAGTTTAAATTTATTGTTACGTTTCCTGCTGTATCAGTAACAGTTGGTTGAAAAGTTCCTTCTTCATAATCGTCTAAAACATTTGAAGCTGTGCTTGCAGTTCCTACACCAAGAGCAATACCTTGAGTAGCTGACATTACTCCACCACTATGAATACGAACTTTTTCATTTAATGCACCACCAGTTGATTGAGTTGAAAAAGCTATATAACCATCACTAACAGAACTTTCTCTCCTCATAGAAATTTGAGCAACACTATCAGTTTTATTTTTTGCTGTTATTGCCATAAGAGGACTAGCGTTAGCAATAGTATCTGTAGTATCAAAATTAAGTCTCATATCACTAGCAACACCTTGAAAATTCATAGCACTTGTTAAAGTAGCTAATTTTGCAGATGTAACTGTAGCATCACTAGGCGTACCGATGTCGAGCACATTACCTAATATTTGAACGAAGTCGATAGAGTCACCTGTTGCTAGATTTGAGGCGAAGGTCATTGTACTGCCCGAGACAGTAAAGGATGATCCTGGTTTTTGTATAACTCCATTAAGTGACACAATCATATGATTAGCACTTTGTGGGATTACATTAGCACTTCCTACCTGTAAGGTATAAGCTGCCTGTCCGTTTACGACTGATATCGCATCACAGATCTGAAAATTGCCCACTACAGGGGTCTTGCCGATATAGGCCACTACTCTCCTCCTCCATTATCTATTATATTGTTACCATCTATTGCAGCCCATTGAAGAACTTCTTGATAATGTCTGTTATTGAGGTTTAAAGGTATAGACCACTCAACACCACCTATAACTGTTGAGTTAGTTTTACTTCCATCCTCATTAGTAACTGACACATATTTTGCACTTGTAATGCTCATAATTATAACTCCGCATCCATTGTTAATTTATTGTTATCCTCTTTTACAAATGTCATCACATAAGACATGTTAGATGTGTCCGTTAATCCTGTAATAGCCCCATTGTAATAAAGAGTTACTCCTTTTTCATTTGCATTTTGACCGTGAATTGAAACGTCAACCCCACCAATTGTTAAAGTGTCATTTGACTCTTGATAGCCCTCAGCATGAGAATTTATAAGTCTAAGTTCTCCAGATAAAGTTACAGAAGGAGTGTCTCTCATAGGTACAGGATGTTGTATGAAAAAATACTTATTTGTGCTACCTCTGGAAGCTCCTGGAAATACTAACATTTGGTGAGAATCAGCATTGTTATTATGAACATAACAATACCTTTGACATCTTCCTAAATTCACATCATGTGGCAAGAACTCAAATTCAGATGCTGATGTTCCAACTTCTAATTGTACTCCTGTAACATACCATTCGTTTGATGTGCTATCTGCAAGATTGACATTTCCTACAGCTCTGTTTGCATTTACTTTAGAACCCCAAGATGTTTGTAATGTTCCAGAAGTAAGACTACTTCCTGCACCTAACCAAAAGTTTAATTCTAGTCCAGTACCATTATCATTATCTATTGTTCCACTTGTATCTCCTGCATAAGTTATTATTTTCTTTTCCCAAGTATCAGCAGATGAAATTGTATAAGATTTATTTATAGTTCTGTTATTATCGTCTTTTAATTCTAAAATATAAGTTCCAGTTTTATTTGATTTAACCCAAAAAGAACAAGTTAAACTCTCAGTAGATGAAGTTCCTTTTTTTAAATATTGTAAATTTTGACCTTCTATATATTGAGCAAATACAAGAACATCTCCACTAGCTGGAGAGGCATCAGCAGTAGTACAATCCATCTTTAAAGATGTTCTAAAACCTGAACCAGTTGGTACATCAGTTGATTGTGATTGTGTCCAAGTTCCCATAGTACCTATACTTGATTGCCACCTATCACAAGAATGATAACCAGATGTAGTAACAGAACTAGCAGATGTACTTCTTTGAGCAATAC